CTATAGCAAGGCGTCGCTAACGATATGCTGCTTAACTATCCATAAACTTCTAACTTGCTCTATCTCTATATCAAAATCATCAAATTCCTCACTATTGATAGAATGAGCGATCCAGTATCTGCAAGACAGTGATTGCTCTTTATACCTGCGCAATACTTTAATATGCCCATGGTATTCTCCCGTGTCTTTGTCCTCTATTACTATTCCAAATATATTTCCAAACGGAATCATGTTTGGATTTTCTCTTGGGAGTGTATATCTCTTTAAAGCGACCCAACATCCGGAAGGAAGAGTAGGGGACATAGAACGTCCTACCACTTGAGCGATGCCTTCACAATCTTTACAGTCCGGCAGATACCAGTATCTTGTAATATCTTCTGTAGCATTGATTAACTGCGTTTGCCCAGCTGCAAATCTGAAGCTAACTTGTGGTAGCAAATGGAATCCTCTTTTCTTGGCATCTCGATATTCTTCTTCTGATGTGATTGATATACCAGAAGTTATTGGAATATTAGGGATTTCCTCATTGGGCTTTTTTAGAGGTTCTCCTCGTCCTGTTATAATATAATCAACATTTGCATTTTCATACTCCTCACATATAGCAGCAATTTTATCAATGGATGCATTTTGTATTCCATTTACGATTTTCGATTTTAATGTTTTATCTATTTTAAACTTATCTTTAAGCTCTTGATTGCTGATTTGCAACTCTTCAATAACTTCCACAAAGCGTTGAGAACGTAATTTGTCTTTTTCTTCCATGATGATGATTTTTTATTTGTTGGTTGATAATATATCTACTATATTTGCATCGTAACAAGTTGCAGATGTTACAGAGACAAAGTGGTTAAACTTCCTCGTTAGAGGTTTAATATATGGTATCCGTAGTAGCTGCAACCTATTGCGGATATTTTTATTTTCAATTAATAACAAACGTATAGCAGCAATGAAATCAAAATTGAAGCGGAAGATAAATAGAATAGCCACTCACATAAGGAGAAGATTGATAGCCTATCGATGGCTAAATGGCCATTATGGTAAATGCTATCTATTTGTCCCTTCTGAATTTTGTTTAAAATCCGATTGCGGGTATTTGTCCTCTCATATAGGCAAATACATCCGAAGAAAATGGATAACAGAGTTGATATTGCTGCGGCACGAAGATACACCTCTGTGCGAATCGTGTCCGATGAGAGGCCGAAGACCACCGCCACAAATGCCGCTTGTACAGTCACCAAAGAGCGAAAAAAAATGTATTTCTCTATCTCTAATTCTTTACTTGTTTCTGTAATCATAAAAAATAACAATTATATATGAATAAATTTTTTCCTTCTAAAAACGATAAATTAGGTTGGGCATGCTGCATTGTAGGATTTGCTTCCGCTATATTGGCTTTTTCTGTTATCATTACTGATATAATTATAAAATTACCAAAGAACTAAGATCAAAGAATTATGAATGAAAAATTAAACCTATCTCTCGATCTATGCAATTCTGATGAACAAATCAGAATGAGTTGTTTAAAGTACGCAGTTTACGTTTACGAGGCTCAACATATGATGGGCAACCCTTTGGACTTTGCGCAAGTTTTTTACGATTGGGTTACTTCTCAAGAGGAAAAGCGACCGGAATAGAAAAGCTTATTGTACTTGTAGTGGAATTGGTAGTTTCATTGCCAATTCCAACTCTTGCAATACTAATTTTTAAACCTGCATTAGCTTCATTCTTTCCAGAAACAACTACGCTTAGATTGAAATCTACGTTTCTTACCATTTTCCCATCTTCTGTAATGGAATATATTTCTCCTCTATTAGAAAATCTAGAAGGGCAAACAATCGCCCCACTATTACATTTCTCGCTATTAATTTCGATAACAGCATCTGTGATATCTCCTATCACTTCTTTGATAAATTCTTTTATTTCCATGATTCTATATAATAATGTATAATACGGTTTAATAGTTAAATAATGTTTTGTAGTCCAACTTTTAAGACTAATATTTTGCTAGTCCAAATATTAGGACTATATTTGCAATACAAATAAATTTTATACAAATAAAAGCATAAAATTTGGCAGAAACAATAGTAATAATCAAAAATAGGTAAGACAATGAAAAATAGAGATTACGCTTTAGTAAGAAATGGTAAATATAACATGAAAGCCATCATGCAGAGAGCTTGGTTGTATGTACGCCAATATGGTTATTCTCTGAAATCTGCCTTGCGTACTTCTTGGGTGGACGCTCGCCTCAAAATGGATGAATATGTAGCATCATTGAATCCGAGAACGATTGAACCCAAACAGGGAAATGTGTTGAAAGCATTCTTTGCTGATAAATATGTCAATTATGATAGTTCTTGGAGATGATTATGAGTACAGAAGAGATAAAAGAGGGGTTAGCTTTCACTCGAAAGTATATAAGAAAATTGGCAGTAGTAGATGAAGTGACAGCTCAACAATTGACTGCCATCAATAAGTCCCAAAAGGATGTGATAATTTACGTTTTAAGTTTGATAAGTAAACAAGTGGCTCTGTTAGGTTAGAATCTACGAAAGAAGCGAGCGAAACGCTTTCAGGGCACAACGGTAAACCGATGAATCCTAATTCGGGATGGGAGGCTTAACCCTCAAAAATGAAGTCGTGTTCAGGGCACGTTAAAGTAGCCTGCGCAGATAAGCAGTATAGCCGATGCGAAGTATAGCGTAATAGCCAACCAGCGATGATATGAGCGGAAGGAAGCAACGTGAGTAAGTTAATATATAGCCCGTACGGACAATTGCACTGTTTACGTGATGTCTTGATCGGATCAAGGTGCGGGCACTAACTAATACATATATAATATGAAACGTATACCATTATTTATTATTTGGATAATATCTCTTGCCATGACGATATTGTTCGCAAATGAATTTAATGTTGTTTTTTGGCTTTCTTTTGTCGCATTTGCATTGTGTCAAGTGTGCATAGAGAAAAACAAAAAGAGACTAGAGAGAGAAGAGTAATTAGCTACTTAAGACTTTTTGTTTTGCGTGTTTTTTATTTTGTGTTTGTGTATTCGGGGTGTATTGTCTGTGAAGATAGTGCATCCCTTTTTAAATAAAAAAATGAAAATAATAAAAATATACTTTGAGGTGATATCGTCGTTCGTGAGAATAGTGATATCCGTTGTATTTCGATGTAAAGTCCTGTATCTAAGGTGATACAGGCAAACGGGCAATTAGTTTAATGGTTAGAACGTACTCTCACGGGTGAAAAAGAGGTTCGATTCCTTTATTGTCCACAAATTAATATTTAAATATTTGTATTATGAAAGGAATAAAAGGAAAAAAAGGATTTGATAAAAGCAAGGAAAGGATACATATAGAAGAAAAACTTCTAAAGAAAGAAGACGCTATTAAATTTGGTCATAGCGATGAAATGTTATTAAAAATACGTAGAATCACTATCGAACTGAATAGAAAAGCTAGAGAAGAGAGAATTATTGAAAAGAGACAACTTTTATATAAAGTGGTGAACAATAAAGAAGCCGGATATATTCAGGTTGTCAGAAACTATTAAATTATGGATGCTGTTGTACAATACGCTATAGATCAAGGTTTAAAAATTGCATTTGAAGCTTTTGAAAAATGGAGGGATGATTTTCTAAATAATCCATCTATAGTAGTACCAAAAGCAAAAGCTGAAAAATACGCAGGTGGTCGAATGGTTCTTGAAAATTTGAGAGAGAGAGGATTTATATCTCCTTATCAGTTTGGAATCGAAGTTGTAACAGATGAAGAAGGTAATATTATTACCAAGCCCAAAGGATACATTTATTATAAGCGATGTGAAATAATGAAGGCTATAGAAAATGGTAATATATTGAAATGCCTTCAAAAACGAAAATAATCTATTGTTTAACTATAATCCCGGAGTAAGGACTCCGTGCGGTATCCAGTCCGCTATTTAAGTTTTGAATTATCCCCGTATGGCTTTGCTGTTCGGGGCTTTTTGATTAACCACTTTAATAATATATAATCATGAAAAAGAAAGTAATTGTAAGAGGAAATTATTCCGGTGTATTTTTTGGAGAGTTAGTAGAAAGAAATGGTAGAGAAGTTAAGCTCGAAAATTGTCGTAGATTATGGTATTGGGACGGTGCTGCTAGCATATCGCAATTAGCGATCAATGGTACGACTAATCCAGGTGAATGTAAATTCACTGTTACGGTTCCAGAGATAGAGATTCTGGATGCAATTGAGATTATTCCGTGCTCAGATAAATCTGTTAAATCTATCGAAAGTGTTTCAGTATGGGCAAGGTGATGGAAGATAGAATAAAACAGTTTCTGAGTATTAGCTCTGGCGATGGCTATGGCTCTGGCTCTGGCTATGGCTCTGGCTCTGGCTCTGGCTATGGCTCTGGCTCTGGCTCTGGCTATGGCTCTGGCTATGGCTCTGGCGATGGCTATGGCTCTGGCTCTGGCTATGGCTATGGCTCTGGCGATGGCGATGGCTCTGGCTCTGGCTATGGCGATGGCTCTGGCGATGGCTCTGGCGATGGCTATGACATAAAATCTGTAAATGGGAATACTATTTATATAGTAGATAATATACCTACTATAATTACAAATGTAAAAGGTAACATTGCAAAAGGATTTATCCTCGGTTCCGACTTATCTCTTACTCCTTGTTTTATAGTAAAAGGGAATGATCAGTTTTCTCATGGTAATACTCTACACGAGGCATTTGAATCTTTGCAAGAAAAGCTTTATGATGATAGTACAGAAGAGGAAAGAATTGATAAGTTTAAAGAGCATTTTTCTGACTTTTCAAAAAAATACTCTGCTAAGGAATTATTTATGTGGCATCATGTGCTTACTGGGAGCTGTAAAGCTGGGAGAGAGTCTTTTTGTAGGGATAAAGGTATAGATGTAGATAATGATAAGTTTACCGTCTATGAGTTTATAGAACTAACTAGAAATTCGTACGGCGGTGAGGTTATCCGCAAATTATCTTGATTTAATCCCGGTGTCCGTTGATTCGGTATCCGGGAACTATTTTAACCACTTTAAATAATATATGATATGAAGGAATGGAATGATAATTGTCTTGAACTTTACGATAAGATAAGGCAAGTTCCAGACAATGCTAAAAAAACAATTTCAGCAGGTCGTTTAAAAGGAAAGACAGATATCAATCCTATGTGGAGAATTAAAACTCTAACAGAACAGTTTGGCCCTTGCGGATTTGGTTGGCGTTATGAGATTATAAAAATGTGGAATGAACAAGGTGCAAATGGAGAAATATCAAGCTTTGTGCATATCAACCTTTTCGTCAAATATAATGGTGAGTGGAGTGAAGGAATACAGGGGGTTGGAGGAGCTTCATTTGTTGTTAACGAAAAGAATGGAGCATATACGTCAGACGAATGTTATAAAATGGCTTTAACTGACGCTATATCTGTTTCTTGCAAGGCTTTGGGTATGGCTGCTGATGTGTATTGGGACAATGATTCTACCAAGTATAATAAATCACAAATAGAAAATGATAATCGCAAAGTTTTAAACGCTTCTCTTCTCGGAAGAGAAGATTTGATGAAATGGATTTATAGGAATGAATCTTTTGCAAGAGAAAATAAACAACGTTTTTCTATAATTAATTTGATAGAGAAGAATTATAGATGTACGAATGATGACATAAATAAGATTTCCGAAAATTATTATCAATATAAAGTAAATCATAATCTGCAATGAGTAATAAACTAATAATCAACAGAATCCCATCTTCCAAGACGGAACAGAAAGAAATGGCTAATGCTTTTATTTCCAAAGTTATTGATGGTGATATAAATCCGATTGATGCAGTGGTTCAGATGAAAAGTATTTCTGAAACAATAAATACGTTTTTAAAGGATGAAAACATAAAAGATGCAGTAATACAAGAATGCGAGAAATATGGGAAAGGTGAGTCTCCCAGCTATTTAGGTGCAGTAATTCAAATAAAGGAAATTGGTGTTACATATGATTTTTCCATTTGCAATGATCCTGTATATAGTCGTCTTATTAAACAGAGGGAAGAAATAAACCAGCAATGTAAAGACAGGGAGACTTTTTTAAAAGCAATTTCTAAGCCTAAAACTGAAATTGACGAAGATAGTGGAGAAGTTTTTACCTTAAATCCTCCATGTAAACAAAGTACAACATCGTATAGTATAACATTTAAAAAGTAAGTAATATGAGTAGTTTATTTGGTAGCATCTGCCTCTCGGATATTCCCCGTGAGCAGATGAAAAAAGTAATGTGTAAAGATGGTAAAGAGCGTATTTTCCTGAATATATGGGTAGGAGAGCGTAAGGAACCTGCTACATTTGGAAGTAACACTTACACACACTATGTATCCTGTTCTCCTAAAAAGGAAGAAAGAAAAGATGGGGTAAATTACTTCTTGGGTGACTTGCAAACTTATAATCCACAACCAAGTGCTCCAAGTATGGAACAGGTTGATTCAGCTCCCAGTGTTTCACCTGATGACGACCTTCCTTTTTGACCTATGTTAGCAATGCGGTTATGTGCCTTATCAGTGTTGGCGATAGCTATTCTGATAAATTTTAGAGGAAAGCGTGATGACAGATATATCATATCAGGAATCTATATGATAATATCATGGCTAATAATGATTTACAGTAAATTATAAATCATGTTGTACGATCTTTCTAATCCATTACAAGCGGAACAGTTTAAATCTCGTTCCGCTTTGCTTGTTAAAAACGGGAAAATAGTAGAATTAACAGAAAAGAAGCCTAAAAGAAGCCTGAATCAAAATTCTTATTTATGGCTTCTTATTGGATACTGGGCTACGCAAACAGGATATACAAATGATGAAGCAGAGTCAATATATAAGGAAATAAACAAGGACATTTATTTTGTAGATAAAGAAATAGCCGGTGAGAAAGTGAGATACATAAGGCATACTTACGAGCTTGACACGAGAGAAATGTCGCTATCTATAGAAAGATGGAGAAATTGGTCTGTAATGAATGAAGCTTTTTCTGTATATCTCCCTGCCCCAAACGAGGAACGACTAATACAACTGATGGAAATTGAAGTTGGAAGAAACAAAGAATTTGTATAAAAATAGTTATTTATGATGCACACATGGTTTGAAGTGAAAATCCGTTATGAGAAAGTAGCGGAAAATGGAATGCAGAAAAAGGTTACAGAACCTTATTTGTTTGATGCTCTGTCTTTCACAGAGAGTGAAGGTAAATGTATTGAAGAAATGACACCCTTTATCAGTGGGGAGTTTACAGTTTCTGATATAAAGAGAGCTAATTATTCGGAGATATTCTTTTCTGAAGAAGAATCGGCTGATCGCTGGTTTAAATGCAAATTGGTATTTATCACGCTTGATGAAAAAAGCGGTGCTGAAAAGAAAACATCTACTCATGTACTTGTTCAGGCTTCCAATTTAAGAGATGCTGTCAAGAAGCTAGACGAAGGCATGAAGGGGACGATGGCAGATTATCAAATAGCATCTGTGTCTGAAACGCCTATTATGGATGTATATCCTTATGAAGCAAAGGAATAGCTTTGTTAACCTTTTTACCCCAGCCTGCTTGTCTGTGAAGATTGGCGGGCGAACATGGAGGTGCGCGGTGGAGGGGTTTTGTCTTTCGAGAGGG